GGGGGAGTTCCCCCGATGAGAACAAGAACGGCAAGGCCGACAAGCGGGAAGGTAAGGACATTGACCACGTAAAGATGTTATCTAAAGGCGGCTCAAACAAGGACGGTGTACGCATCGTTACCCCCGCCAAGAACCGTGCCCGTAATGGTCACAGCACAAAAGAAAAAGGCGGGAAGAAACCCGCTTGACGCGCACTGCGCGTTCGGTTAGATTAGAACTTCGATAGCGGCGAGAGCGAGTGGGACACCCACTTCGCTCCGTTGTGCTGTCTGCGCTGGAGAACGAATTGGAAATCATTGACAACAAGGCTCTGTTGTTGACGCTACGGCATCCTCGTCGCGTTACGACAGTCATTCCTAAAAGCAAGGAACTCCCCAACAACCAAGTGTTGGTGCACTGGGGGTTGGATGAGGCACAGGTGCTGAAGAACCTACGTGTAAAAAACGTGCCATCACCCATCATGGGACGCTACGACTGGCCCGGCCAGTACAAGCCGTTCGACCATCAGAAGACAACCTCCGCATTCCTCACCATGAACCGCCGTGCGTTCTGCCTCAACGAGCAGGGCACGGGCAAGACAGGCTCAGTTATATGGGCGGCAGACTACCTGCTAAAGCAGAAACGAATCCGCAGGGTGCTTGTGATTTGCCCTCTGTCAATCATGGATTCAGCATGGAGAGCCGACCTGTTCAAGTTCGCCATGCACCGCTCAGTTGACATTGCATACGGTGCCAAGGACAAGCGCAAGGCCATCATCAACAGCATTGCTGAGTTTGTGATCATCAACTATGACGGCGTAGAGATCGTTGCCGAAGACATCGCCAAGGGCGGCTTTGACTTGATTGTGATTGACGAGGCCAACGCCTACAAGAACGTACAGACTAAGCGGTGGAAGGTGTTGAACTCACTGGTCAAGGCTGACACGTGGTTGTGGATGATGACCGGCACACCTGCCGCGCAGTCGCCGCTTGATGCGTACGGATTAGCCAAGCTCGTCAACCCGAGTGGGGTGCCCAAATACTACACGTCATACCGTGATCAGGTCATGCTCAAGCTGACCAACTTCAAGTGGATAGCCAAAGAAACCGCAACGCAGACTGTGTACGAGGCGCTTCAACCTGCCATACGCTTTACCAAGGACGAATGTCTTGACTTGCCTGAGATGACCTACGTCAAGCGCCGAGTCGAGTTGACCAAGCAACAAGAACGCTACTACGGCATGCTCAAGAGTCGCATGGTCATACAGGCCGCAGGGGAAGAAATCACATCTGTCAACGCCGCTGTGAACATGAGCAAGCTCCTGCAAATATCTTGCGGTGCCGTGTACTCCGATTCGGGCGAGACCTTGGAGTTTGACATCAAGAACCGCTACAACGTGCTGACCGAGGTGATCGATGAGTCCAGCCAGAAGGTGCTCGTGTTCGTGCCGTTCAAGCACGTGATCAGAATCCTGACCGAGAAGCTCAACGCTGACGGCTACACAACCGAGGTGATCAGCGGCGATGTGCCCGTGCACAAACGCACCGACATCTTTAATCGCTTCCAGACCGAGCCTAACGGCACCAAGGTGCTCGTTATACAGCCGCAAGCCGCCGCCCATGGCGTAACCCTCACAGCGGCTAATACCGTGGTGTGGTGGGGGCCAACGTCCTCCCTTGAGACCTACGCCCAAGCCAACGCCCGAGTCCACCGTTCAGGCCAGCGACACCCATCTACAGTGGTGCAACTGGTGGGGTCAGGTGTAGAAAGACACGTTTACAACTTATTGGATAATAAAATAGACGTTCACTCAAAAATAGTTGATCTTTACAAAGAAATACTTGAATAAGTGGTAAAACGCCACTATAATAAGAACCCCAACAACAATAGGAGAACGAAGTGACAGACGAAGTAGCACCCCCCGTAACCACCGTACCACCTGAAAAGCTGGTCAAGGTCTACATCAAGATGAAGGCTAAACACGACGAGATGCGTATTGCCTACGAGACAGAAGAGAAGAATCTCAAAGCGCAGATGGACAAGGTAAAGTCTGCCCTCTTGGGTTTTTGCAAGGCACAAAACGTGGACAGTGTGCGAACAGGCGAAGGTTTGTTCTACCGCTCTGTCAAAGTGAACTATTGGACAAACGACTGGGAGTCCATGCACAAGTTCATCGTCGAGCACAATGCGCCGCAGTTACTGCACGAGCGCATTCACCAAACGAACCTCAAAGAGTTCCTTGAGGCCAACCCTGACACGCTACCACCGGGACTCAATGTGGACAGCGAATACACCATAACCGTACGGAGAAAGTGATGAGTGAACCATTTGTGCCAATCGAAGACTTGGCTAAGCAGTTTACGGTTTCGGTATCAACTGTTCGCGCATGGGTGCGACAAGGCCATATCCCCAAAGATACATACCTGAAGATCGGTAACACGTACCGCTTCAACGTGTCTGCGGTGGTCAACGCCCTGTCGAACACACCCAAAGCCGAACCGGAAGTGCCGAAAGCCGAAGACCCCAAAGCGCCCGTTCAACTTGAACTAGCGTTTAACAACCCTGACGAAGATATTTAACTGGAGAAACGAAGATGAGCAACGAAATGACCCTGTTTGGTAAGCCTAACAATAACACCCTCGCCCTGCTGAGCGGTATCGAAGACAGCCTCACGAGCACCCTTGCGGGTGGCAACGGCGGCAACAAGCGTATCAGCATCGAAGGCGGTGCGTTCCGTGAGTTTATTGATGGCAAAGAAGTTCGTGTGAGCGAAGAGCGTTCCATGAAAGTCATCCTGATCAACGCCGCACCCGTGTCGCGTATGTTCTTTGAGGGCACCTATGTCAAGGGTGCGAAGACCAAGCCCACTTGCTGGTCGAGCGACACACAGAGCCCCGACAAGGCCGTGCCTGAAGATCAACGCCAAGCCAAGTTCTGCAAAGACTGCAAGCAACACATCAAAGGCTCCGGTCAGGGCGACACCCGCGCATGCCGTTTTCAACAGCGTATCGCCGTGGCGGCCGATGGTGAGTTGAATAAAGAAGCCGTGTACCAGATCACACTGCCATCGACATCCGTGTTCGGTGACGTGGAAGGCAAGAAGATGCCACTGCAAGCCTACGGTCGCCACCTCAAGGCGTACAACACCCCCGCGATTTCTATCGTGACCGAGATGCGTTTTGACATTGACAGCGCAACTCCTAAGCTGGTGTTCAGCCCTGTCCGTGCGCTTGAAGAAGACGAGTTGGCAATTGCAGTCAAGTTGCAGAGCCACCCTGACACCATCAAGGCGATCACTATGAACGTGTCGCAGATGGACGGCGTAATCCCTGCACCGAAAGCCGCCGAACCAGCACCTGTGGCCAAGGCCGTACCGAAAGCCGAGAAGGTCGAGGCTGAAGAAGTGGCTGAGCCAATCAAGGTGACCAAGAAATCTGCACCGGCTGTGGAAGCGAAATCCGAGTTAGACGATATTGTTGGCGGTTGGGACGACTGATTTGTTTTGGGGTGGGGTAGCTCCTCACCCCTTCTTTTCAGTCATCCTAATCACTCTAACTATCGGCGGCTATGGAAACAAAACAATTTCTGGAGTCGGTGCTAGGGGATGAAGGGTACTACTGCATATTTGCGTCTCGGGCATCCGATGAACGCAAGGTGCAAAAGTTCTATGACAACCTTGACGCCGCTATCCATGCTGCTCACAATTTAGATGCTGAAGGATATGACGCTTACTTTGCGTTGGGCACTTTTGACCAAGCTGGGTCTCGTAAGGTACCTAACGTAAAGCAACTTAGATCATTCTTTCTTGACCTTGACTGTGGGCCAACCAAAGACTACGCGACACAGAGTGACGCTCTTGCCGCACTACGCTTGTTCTGTAAAGAACTCAAGCTACCCCGCCCGACACTTGTAAATTCGGGACGTGGCATCCACGTGTATTGGCCGTTGGTCGCCCCTGTTTCACGTGAAACGTGGGTACTTGTTGCTGAGCAGTTCAAACGCATGTGCACAAAGCACGGGATGCGGAACGACCCTGCTGTACCAGCGGATGCGGCGCGTGTGTTGCGGGTGCCCAGTACGCACAACTACAAACCCAACCCCCCTGCTCTTGTGTCATTGGTGGGTGAGATGGGTACGCCGGTCGAGTTTAATGTGTTCCGTGACCTGATGGGCGGCGATGAGGACGCGATCTTGTTGCCCCCAAAGAAGTACGTACCGCAACAGCAGGATGCAATGATGCAAGCCCTGTCGGGCAGTTTTGTGAGCCGGTTCAAGACTATTCTGATCAAGACCATGAGCGGTACTGGGTGCGAACAACTCAAAGAAGTTATCAACAACCAACCGAACATCTCGGAGCCTCTGTGGAGGGCTGGGCTGTCGATTGCCAAGTTCTGTGTCGATGGTGGCAAAGCAGTCCACAAGATTTCTTCCAAGCACCCTGAGTACACATTTGCGGGCACTGAAGAAAAGGTTGACCTGATTAAAGGCCCATACCTGTGCACACGTTTTGATGAGTACCGCGCAGGGGTTTGCCACGATTGCAAGCACTGGGGCAAGATAAAGTCGCCAATCTCTCTTGGGCGCGAGGTGCAAGAAGCTGACGAGTCCGACAACATTGTCATTGAGAAACCGCTGGGTGTGACTGCGGCTACGCCGATTCGGTACACCATACCCAAATATCCACACCCTTTCTTCAGGGGTAAGAGCGGTGGGGTGTTCAAACACTCCAAGAACGCCGAAGGTGAAGACAAAGACGTGATGGTTTATTTCAACGACCTTTACGTTATACGGCGCATCAAAGACCCCGAGGCGGGGGAGTCTCTGGTGATGCGTTTGCATCTGCCCAAGGATGGTGTTCGTGAGTTCACGTTGCCATTGACTGCTGTGGGCACCAAGGATGAGTTCCGCAAGCATCTTGCGGCGCAGGGCGTGGCAGTCCTGAACGTACAAGAATTAATGGAGTACACGATGAGATGGGTTAACGAGTTACAGTTTAATTCTGAAGCCGATGAAGCATGTCGGCAATTTGGGTGGAAAGACGATTCTCACGAGTCGTTTGTTGTCGGCAACATGGAAGTCTTTAAAGACCGTGTTGAGGTGAGTTCACCCTCTGCCGCTACCGTGGGGCTATTCCCGATCTTCAAAGCCAAGGGCACGTTGGAGAAGTGGAAGCAGACCATAGAGTTCTACAACCAACCCAACATGGAGTTACATCAATTCATGTTTGGGCTATCGCTAGGTTCTGTCCTGATGGAGTTTCAGCCAATCAACGCCGCCGCTTTCCACGCATGGAGCAAGGGCTCCGGTTTGGGCAAGACCACCGCCATGTACGCAGGTGCATCTATATGGGGTGACCCCGACCTG